CAGAAGTTCACCTATATGCAGAAGCGTGAAATCTCTGGCATCGGATGGAAGAACTTTGGCGACTGTCGCGCGTATATTCGGCCGCACCATATTAGCCGCTCCACAATGGTGGATTCTCTTGAGAATATCGTATCCACCTATGAATCAGAATAATCTTGCGTTAATAAAAAATGTCCGATCGTCTTGCCGAGATTGCCCGTAAGGTGTCCCGTCGTATCTCCCGCCGCAACAAGTCCGGCTGCACCAAGATCAAGCGTGCCGCAGCGTGCAAGCGCACGGAGGGCTGCTCGTATGCGTCTGGTACCAAGCGTCGTTTTTGCCGCAAGGCTAAGAACACTCGCCGGGTTGGAGGCCGAGCATATTAAGTAACGCGGTGTTCACACCAAAGATATAGTGTAGAATCTCGCCCAACACAAACCAGAAGACTAAGTACTCAAGAAACGTCCCACCACCTACCCACCAGGAACAAATCCAGGCGGCGATGATGGTTAATCCCGTGTCTACAACAGCCAGACCCATGAACCGATATGAATGTGCGCCTGTGCCAGGTGCGCCAAAGATGTTCTTATACGGACAACTCATTGTCCTCACACGCGAAACTTTGCGAGGTAGATCGTCATGCAGTAGGCCACCACGGACATGATGAAGACCCACCACCAGACAGGGAAGACGGTGGCCTCCTTCTCAGTCGCCCCAAACGGCCGGATGCGGCCCTCACGACCAAACGCCACAGTCGGCTTAATGTAGAGGAAGGCAGCCATGAGGAATAAGAAGATAGAGACCATCCAAATGCGATGGTTTTTGCGAGTTACTTCCATTACTTACGGTAGCGATAAACATCTGGAAATAAACCGCCTCAAGAGACAATGTACGTGCTCCCAAACCGAAAGGCGTTTGCGGACTTTATTACCCGAACCTTTTTGAAATACCGCAAGGAAGGTCGGGGCGACGCAGAGGACAAGGACGAGGACCTGTGCATCAAGGGCACTAACACCATGGAACTCCTCCACTATCAGAAGCTCATTCGTGATTACATGCTGATTGAGACCCCCTATCGCGGCATCCTGCTCTACCACGGTCTCGGCTCAGGTAAGACATGTTCATCCATCGCGGTTGCGGTGTCCTTCATTGAGACCCAGCGGAAGTTCATTGTCATGACCCCTGCGTCTCTAAAGGCCAACTATGTCAGTGAGCTGCGCGTCTGCGGCTCTCCCATCTATGCGTTCGAGAACCACTGGCGCCTGCGTCAACTGTCCGATGAGTCTAGGGTTGAAGCGAAGGCCCTTGGAATCTCAGATGGGTTCCTTGACCGCAACGGTCGTTTCTTCTCAACCGTTCACGGTGAGACCCCGAACTTTGAGAACCTGCCCAAGACTGAGCAGGATATCGTGAATGCCCAGATTGAAGATGTGCTCAACCAAAAGTTCAGCTTCATCAACTACAACGGTCTGACTCGCGCGTCTGTGAAGGAACTGGTCCCCGAGGATGGCCCGAACCCGTTTGAGGACACGGTGGTGATTGTGGATGAGGTCCACAACTTCATCTCGCGTATCGCGGACAAGGACGGTGTTGTTTCTCCCCTCTACCAGGCGCTGTACCGCGCAAAGAAGTGTAAGATTGTAGCGTTGTCGGGAACACCTGTCATCAACCGCCCGAACGAGATTGCCTACCTGATGAACATGCTGCGAGGACCGATTGAGCAGATCACCATCCCTATGAAGCGCATTGAAGCGTGGGACGAGGACCGCATGACTGCCGCTCTTCGCCAGCAGCCTGAGGTGGATACGATTGAGTACAGTGCCGTGAAGAAGACGATTATGATTACCCGAAACCCTCCCAACTTCCGGTCCATCTACAATGAGAAGGGCGACCGTATTGCCGTGCAGTACAAGGCCGACATGAAGTGGGTGGCCATTGCGACAGATTGGATTGAGGGGTGGCGTACCAAGTTTGAAGCCGAGCTGGGTGGAGCCGAGATTGCGATGGAAGGTGTGAAGGTGGACGAGTTTGAGTGCCTTCCTAGCAAATATGGTGAGTTCGCCACCATGTTCCTAGATGGACTGAACATCAAGAACCCATTGATGTTCCAGCGCCGTATCCAAGGGTTGGTCTCCTACTTCAAGGGCGCAGACGAGCGCATGTTGCCTAGGCGCATTGAGGACGACAAGATGCTGGAGAAGATCCCCATGTCCAGTGAGCAGTTCTCACAGTACCTGGAGTCGCGTTGGGAGGAGCTGAAGATGAGCAAGCAGGCGTCCAAGTCTATGGACGAGAACCTGGGTGCCTACCGCGTGTTGTCTCGTTTGGCCTGCAACTATGCGGTGCCCTCTGACCTGCGAAAGGAGGTGGTCATTACAGGAGATGAGACGGAGGATAAACCCGTGGACAAGTCAGACATCCTTGCCAAGTTGGCGGGCAACCCGAACAAGTACCTCTCCGAGAAGGCATTGGAGACACTGAGTCCCAAGTTCCTCAAGGTCCTGCGCAACATCAAGGCTGATTTGGAGGGTGACAAGCGGCCTAACCAGTTCGTCTACTCGCAGTATCGTGAGCTGGAAGGTCTCGGTGTCTTCTCTGCCATCTTGGATGCGCACGGGTGGCAGCCGTACAAGATCACGAAGCGCAATGGTCAGTGGGTGGAGGATGAGATGGACCCAGACAAGCCTGCGTACACCTTCTTCACAGGTGTAGAGTCAGTGGAGTTCCGTGACTTTACCCGTCAGGTCTTCAATGACAAGTTTGAGGCCAACTTCCCTGCCTCTCTCAAGACAAGCGTGGAAGCCCGTGGCAAGAAGATGCTGTGTCTCCTAATGGCCTCGTCTAGTGGCGCAGAGGGTATCACTCTTCGCAATGTTCGTCATGTCCATATCTTGGAGCCGCACTGGACTCCTGCTCGCCACGACCAGGTCATTGGTCGCGCGATTCGTATTTGCTCTCACGCAACGCTCCCCATGGAGGAGAGGACGGTGCGTATTAGCTTTTACTTGAGTGTGTTTACGAAGGAGCAGATCAAGAGCAACGACTTCCCGAACATCACGCCGATTCGCCGTTCGGACACGGCCCTGAAGCGGTATGAGGGCGATGCGCCTGTGGAGACGTTCATGTCATCGGATGAGTACCTATATGAGATTTCGTATGAGAAGGACCAGGTCAGTCAGAAGATTGGCAGGTTGCTCAAGCAGGCCGCGGTAGACTGTGAGATTCATCGCAAGCTCCATAGCCGTGAGAAACCCGCACTCGTGTGCATGCGCTTTGATAGCAAGGTTCAGGGCGAAGACCTTGCCTTCAAGACATCCATCAAGTCAGAGGAGACGGACGAGACCTACCTTCGTAACATGGAGCGCAAGCAGCGGCTCATCCAGAAGGTTCTGATTAAGGGTATCCTGTTCATCATTGACCCCAAGACCAAGGAGGTGTTTGATGGGATTGCCTATGAGGATTCCCATCGTTTGATTCGCGTTGGTCTCAAGACATCGGAGACTCAGATTCGCTGGACCTTGCCGGGTATCCCGACTTACGCATGAAGGTCCTCGAGCCAGCCATCACAGACACTCGACCAGCTCTTGAATGCAAAGTTCTTGATTGCCGCACGCTTCATCGGGAGCGTCTTCACTGTCTCAATCATCGCGTCAGCAATGTCGTCGACTCGGAAGGTCGGTGCCGAGTGTCCGAGAGGCATCGCAGCGGAAAAGTAGATGGTCTCGGACTGAGGGATGAAGGTAGCCACGTCCTTGGACAGGAACGTGCGGTAGCTTCCTACGTCCGTCACAACCTGAGGCGCGCCCGTGTACAGGTGCTCAAGCTGGCACAGGCCGTATCCCTCACCATCGCTGGTATTGATGCCAATATCAGTCATGTTGTAGATCTCGTTAACCTGATCATCCGATAGGCTGTTCGGTGCCGTTGTATCAATCAGAAGCATGCGCTTGGAGAAGTTCTCAAATGGAAGATCCTTCTTCGCGAGTTCAGCAGCAAAGATACGCTGGACATCGTAGTACGCGCCATGTTGCGGGTTGAGCGACGTCAGGAACATCAGGTAATACGGCGTGGTGGGATCACGCTTGAGCATCTCCACGAATGCCATCACCGTCAGATCAAGGCGCTTGCGTGAGCTGTTACGGTTGGCGTTGAGGAACAGGATCGCATCCTCTGAGATCTTGACGTTCCTGCGCGCGGCGAGGCGGGCCTGAGGGGGCAGGCATGTGAACGTGTTTGGGTCCACAGCATGCTCCATGATGCGGGGCTCAAGAGCACTAGGGTACTTGGAATACTCGTTCGCCCACATGGACGTGAAGCAATACACGCGGCTCGCTGCCTTATTGATGGACTCCATCAACGGAGGAGCAATGTCCGTATACACCTGGTCAACATAGAACCAGAGCTTGAATGATGCCTTCTCCTTGTCATACTTGAGTGCCTCAATGAAGCGGTGAATGATTAGTGGGTCATTGTAGATCATCACAACGTTGGGCTGAACCATATCAACGTACTCTGCAATCTTGTTGAACCCGAATCCCTCTTGCTTCGGGTCCTCGTTCGCAGCTGCGTCATAGACCACAATACCTTCGGGAACCTTACGAGTCGTCGGCGGCTTGTCCGCAGGTGCCGGCAGACGCTGGAACCCAAAGTGGAAAGTCTTGACTCGTGGTGCGAGGGATGCCGCCTGCTTCAGGAGGTTGTATGAGACCTTGGAGTACCCCGTCATCTGGTCAATGTGTGTAGACACAAGAACGAATCGCATTTGTGTAGATTCTCTCAGGTGTCTATAAATAGGATGCAGGTCAACAACGCACAAGATTATACACGTCAGTTGAAGAATCGTGTCATTGCAAAGCAGTATATCCAGTCTCCCGCACCCGTATTCCGTGAATACAACTCCGTATACATCGCAGTGAAGTCCAACGCTGCGAACCAGGTGGTCCGCCAAATCTCGGCACCTACACGTTATGTCGACAACCTTACATCATTCCGTCCAGACGTGACTGGACAAAAGACATCGGACTGTTGTATTACGACAACGGCGGTCTAAACAATCCTAGGTTGTAGATACAAATGCCAGGCGCATTAATGCAGTTGGTGGCCGTTGGGGCTCAGAATGAGCTCGTCAACGGAAGTCCATCCATGACCCACTTTCGCTCTGTTTTCCGACGCCATACGAACTTTGCCATGGAGCATATTCGTATGACGTTTTCGTCCTCCAATCTTCAGTTTGACAATTTCGGAACACGCACTCTCTCATGTCGCATCGACCGGTATGCAAACGTCCTCCATGACTGCTATCTGAACATCACTCTGCCTGACATCTGGTCGCCGATGGTGGCGATTCCAGCTGGAAGTTCCCCGCCGACTGGATACTCAACGCCATGCACGGCTCTTGGGTACGAGTTCCAATGGATTCCGAACATCGGGTACAATATGATTGACCACATTGAACTCGTGATGAATGGAACCGTCATCCAGCGCCTCAATGGTGAGTGGCTCAAGATGTACTCGTACTTCACACATGACCAGAACAAGCGCCAGATTGTGGATCAGATGGTGGGTAACGTGACAGAGATGTATGACCCAGGACACGCGTATGACCGCAACGGTCAGTATCCTCATGCGATTACCTACCCGAATCCAGTCTATGATGCGAATCAGAAGATTATCCTTCCTGGGTCCACCATCCCCGAGCCGTCTATTCGTGCGAGGCAGTTGGTCGTCCCTCTTCACTTTTGGTTCTGCGAGAATGTGGGGTCGGCGCTGCCCCTCATTTCACTCCAGAATTCGGAGGTCTACATCAATGTGGTTCTGCAGCCAATCACTCACCTCTACACAATCGTGGATGTGAACCCGTCTAGTGCAACCTACGGACAGCGCATTCGGCCTACGGGAACGTATCCGATGAACACCTTCTTGAGCCCGCCGACAGTCAACGGCACGCCGTCTTCGACAATCTCTACCTTCTTCCCCGACCCATACATCGAGGCCAACTTCATCTATCTTGAGGAGATGGAGAAGAACCAGTTGGCAGCGGCCGATCAGACGTTCATGTTCAAGGAGGTCCGCTTTGTAGGCAACGAGGGGCAATTTGGTCCCAACACGGACATTGAAATTCCCATGTTCAATCTGGTCACTCGTATCGCGTTCTCTGCCATGAGGTCGGACAACATCGCAACAAACCAGTGGGATAACTACACCAACTGGCAGAATCCCAATCGTGCACCTTGGTCTGTGAATGTCAATAGCACTGGCTCACTGTATAACACAGGTCAGCTTCAGGTCACTTCTGTGTACCCTCGGAATACGATGACGAATGC